TCACCCATCACATAGTTGGCAAAGAATGCGGTAGCGAATTTGATTTCCGCCTTACACATGTGCTTAGCCTTGCCGATGATCTTAATGTCCATTAGTTTTAGTCCTCAATTGTAATTGCATCAATACCGAACTCTTCCCAGTCCATGTACCACGAATTACTTTCTTTCATCTTTGTAATTTTTCTCTCGGCGCCTTCTCTCGTTTTGTAGTAGCCGAGAATTTTGATATCGGATCTAGAAGCCCAATCAAATCGAGCCGTTAGACCAACCGCAGCATAAACTTTCATTTACTTTGCCTTTATCATCGCCATGAAGTCCGCGACCTCGTCGGCCTTAACCCAACCCTTGACATTATCGCCCTGATCGGCAAAACGATACCAAGCGCCATCCTTGTCCCAGGCGGCAATCTCGGCATCTACACTCTGGCCGTGATGACCACGATCCGAGATATAGTTACCCTTGCCGAATTGAACCGAGACAGTCCAACCGTTTGCGAAAGTCATATGAAAGCCGTTCATATAGGCATTTCTATCGGTGCTAAACATTGTAACCCTCTTCCTTCAGAGCCTTACACTCAATTTCATCCAGCATTTCTATGAGAAAGTTGATATCTTCCTCAAACGCTGCAATCTTACCATCGGAATAATCTTCATAATCTTCCGAGAGATTAGAAATCCGAGTTTTCAGAAACGCAATTCGCGCTTTAATCTTTTCAGAAACGGTCATTCCAATTCTCCATGCATAAGCATTGAATAGAAGCCCCAAGCCATGAAGCCGAAGCCGATGGTACCCATCACAATCTGTAAGCCAAGACCAGTCGTGGCCGAAGCGCCCAGAACCATACCGAGTAGAAATCTAAGCATTAGAGCACCCACGAATAAATCGTTGACCAGAACCAGACAAGATATGCGATTAGCGCAATAAAGAGCGAAACGCGGACAAAAATTTCAAGAGCCATTAGAGCCATCCATCCTGATAGTTGTGAGCCACATAGTCAATCGGAAGCGGAGCTTCATCGCGCTTGATGTTTTCTTCCTCAGCGTCTTCCTGAATGTAGATCATTTCCTGAGCGCGCCATTCTTCCTCGCGCTTGATTTCGTCTTCCATCATGCGGCTGAGAAGGTCAATCTCATGTTCCAGTTCCTCGTCGGACATGTCCTTAAGGTTGATGTGGCGCGGGCGACAACCCGTAACATCCTTGTACATCTCCCAGAAGAAGGTTTCGTTCTCATGGCGCTTGAACTGAGCCACGGTCGTGACACCCATCTCAGCCCAGAAATCGAGTTCCTCGACATAAAGACCAGTCCAGCGATTATCGGGATCTTCGGCGATCCAAGCCAGCTTCTCAACATTGAGGGCAGCGAGGTGTTCAGCGAGGGTCATGGTAGTCTCCGTCATCATATACTATAGATGGGGACGGCAACCCCGATTTTCAAGGGTTCATTTCGCATACCTGCTATGCTCTGGCCGCATGGGCTAAGTCATTGATTTCTCGTCCGGCTAAGTCATTGATATCATTGGGTCGAATCCAGACGCAATAGGAAGCGGCTGGAGCGGGTGGTTTGGGGCTTGGCGTAATCGTACCAACCGCTCTCCAGACCCGCTTCCAGCCGCTTCCAAATCTGTCAAATCTGAGCGGTTCTGGGGTGTTGCTTTTAGCTCAAAACCAGCTCACTAAACTTTCGGTTGATATCTTCCTTGACTACAACCTTTGTTAGAAGAAAGCCTGGAGTCCAGCCAGAGAATCCAGCACCGCGGTCTAAATGCTTTGCCATTCTCATGGCATCTTCCTCAAAGAAAAAAGTTTCAATCACTTGTTCGGTAGCAAGTTCAAAAACTCCCCACATGTAATCATCATTTTCCTTGAACGGTACTACATCATACTTGGTCATTTTCATACTTTGAATCCTTTGAACTTGTCTTTATTGTTGCCAAACTGTTTCTGTGGAATCTTAGGCGTATTAGAAGTTTGCCCGCTATCGATGATATCCATTTGTGCGGTGTTCTCTACATCATACAACTTCATCTTAGCTCTGTCAATACCCAATACAAATCTCTTGTTCATTGTGGGATCATTGTATCGGTTCTTCAACTGCTTTACCATAATCTGACCGAGTGCTTGTAGTTCTTCGGTAGATATCAAGGCAAACATGAAGTCAGCCGTTGCAGGCAGACCAAATGATTCGGAAGTATCTTCAAGACCAACATCGGAAGATGTGAAACCACTTCTTGTTGTCTGTGTGGCTGAAACAACTGGCACTTCAAACTCTACAGCAAGACCACGCAACTCTTCTGCGATAGACTTGATATATGTATATGAATTGATATTGGAACCAGGCTTCACGCGCGAGGACATACAGATGTTAAGATAATCGATGAAGATAATATCTGGCTTGAACGACTTCTTCAAGTTCAACTCATTCAATAGTGCTTTGAAATGCATTGAGGATGCGCCAGCTGTTGGATATTCCTTAACGATCAACTTGCCATTTGTCTTAGACTTGATCATATTGGCCTTCTTCTCATACATATCCTTCGATAGAGCCATCAGGTCTTCAAAGGTAATGTTCATAAGATTGGCATCGATACGCTTTGCTACCTCTTCTTCGGCCAACTCAAGTGTGATGTACAATACATTCTTGCCTTGGTTCAAACACGAAGCAGCAACATGACACATGAACAAAGACTTACCAACACCAGTACCAGCCAGTGCGATATTCAAAGTCTTCTTTGGTAGACCATCTTTGGTGATCTTGTTGAAGAATTCAAGGTCAAATGGAATCTTCTCAAGCACACGATGGTAATAATCATATCGCTTATCGAAATCTTCAAGATAATCGTGACCAACATTTGGATCAAACGATACAGCCAGAGCATCCGAAAGAATAGAGGGAATGGCCCCCGTTGTGAGGGAGCCATTCTTGTTGTTCATGATTTCGATTGAGGACATGATAGCATGATACAGAGCCTTTTCTTGGCAGAACTTTTCAGTGCTATCGACAAGCCAATCAATGTTTGTATCGTCTGTGTTAGAACGAAAGTCATTGATTGTGGTATTGATACTCTTGACCTGATCTTCTTTCAAAGATGGAAGGGAATCAACTTCAATCTGTAAAGCATCATAGGTAGGAGCCTTATTATACTTGATAACAAAGTCCTTTATCTCCTTGTAGAGAACACGATCCTCTTCTGCTGAAAAGTATTCGTCTTTAATGAATGGCAATACCTTGCGAGTATAGTCATCATTCCTCAACAAATTCCGTAGAATCGTTTTCTCTAATTGCATCTTTTTCCTCTAGAGTTTCCAAAATCATTGTGTTTAGAACAAGTCCGATATGATGAATAAACTTTACATCTTTTCGAAGTGAAGTTTCGGTATGATCTCCCATTTCAAGTAAATCATAGTCGAACAACATCTTGGCTTGATCATTCTCCATCTCTTTGATGGACACTGTTGTATATCGAAGTATAACATCTTTGTAGGGCCCAGTCAATAACTGAATGGGCATTGTCTTATCTTCTTTATACAAATCATCTCTTAGGAGGTAGTCTTTACCGATAAGCATTAATTATCTCCCTCACGATAGGTCTTATACAGCATATAGATGAATCCTAATGGAAACAACAAAAGGAATAAACCATTCGTCAGAATTGCAATGCCAACACAGACTAATAGAAGTAGTATTAGAGTTACTGCGGTACAAACCATGAAGATAGCACCGTATTTGTCATTAGCTTTTTCAAGGAAACTCATTATTCTTCCTCCACAGTTGCTACATTAGACCTACCGTAGAGGAATTCATCCTTACACTTTTCATCAATCTGGTCGAGAATATCCTTAGTGAAATACTTCTCAGGATTCTTTTCGATGGCCGATTCGAAAACTTTAGTTCCATTAGGAAGTTCGTAACGAGTTGTTACCTTCTTGAAGATACCAAACTTCTCTGCCAAGTCCAGAAGACCATAGTATGGATCAAGACCAGTCGCATAGTCAAGAAGAGTTTCGACCTTCTTATTCTCGATTGTCAAACGCGCCTTCTTGAGATTTGCGGTGATGATAGCACCAGTAATGGAGTTATCGGACTTGTCCTTATCCTTCTTCTTAGACAGGAAGAGAATAGTAGAAGCAGCATACTCAAGACCAGAACCGCCACCCATCTTCTTGGTTGGGACATAAGCACCAACAACATCATAAACATGGTTGGTCACAATAAGAGGAACTTTGGCCTTGCCGAGCTTTAGAGTGAGAACACGGAAAGCACCACGAACAAGTTGTGCGCGTGTCATGTCGCGTGTGTCTTTACCATCAGCAATATCCTCCATCTCTTTCGTAGTAGAAAGATTGCCAAGTGAGTCGAGAACAAAAAGCATCTGAGGACGATCCTTTTCATTCTTGCTTTCAATATACTTGTCGAGGATTTTTACGGCTTGAGTGCGGAACTCTTGGATAGTTGCGACCGGCACAACAGCAACTCGCTTTGTGTCAATCTCTCTATCTGCCAGCATTTGCTTAGATATTGCGGATTCGGATTCGAAGTAGAAGACGAACCCTGTTTCGTTGTCCCTGAGGAACTGTCGAACGATGTTAATCGCATAAAAGGTCTTTCCGGTTGAAGGTTCACCTGCAAGTGCGGTAACCTTGTTAGCAGGGAGGCCGCCGTATATACTACCAGAAAGCAAAGCATTGAGGCTATAGCTGCCGGTACCAATGAACCCAGTAACATCACCAGCTTCAACGCCATCTTCTGCGATTCCTGCATACTCATTATCAATCTCCTTTAGTAGGGAGTTAAACATATTACTCATATTGATTCTCCAATATTATGATTATCGTCAAGATTCTCCTTGACGCCGTATTTAGCAGCGAACGATATCTTCTTCGCTACATATCTCCCCCATCTGAACCTCAATAGCAATCAAAGTTTCATGTAGATGGGTATTCGTAATCTTATGTAGAGCCATGCGAGGCACATGAAATGATTCGCCTTTGCTAACAGTAAAGATATTACCATCAACGATGACCTTGCCTTCACCCTGCACAATCGTCCAATGTTCCGAACGATGATTGTGATACTGTAGCGAAATGGCTTGATCAGGTAGAATATGTAGGCGCTTTACCTTGTATCCCTGATCTACATCAAGAACATGCCATTCTCCCCACGGGCGCTTCATCGATTCATGTAACATCGGTTGATTCCTATCATTCAAATCATCATAACTATCCATTATTCCAACTCATCCATTGTTAAGTATTCCATTCGTTTTGATCTACTCATCGATATGTTGAATGCTAATAGAAGCAATACCGCTAAAGGATCAAACACAAATATGAGAACTATTATAACAAATCTAACGGCTTTGTCAAGCAATTGTTGATCATCTGACCCATAGATAAGTTCAGCAACATATTTTAGTGGGCCAACTTCCGCTTCAATCTTCTTTTGATTGGATTGTAGTTTGATCCTATCAGTCTTTAATTTGCCGATCTTATCAATCTCTGCTCTTTTTTCATCCACAAGAGTTTGTCTTGTTTCCTTTTGTTGCTTTGCCGCCTGTAGGGAAGATTTAGTCTGCCCCTTTTCAATCATCTTTGAAATGGAATCATCGATGACTTTTATCTGTTTATCCAAATCTGCGATGCGTTCCTCTTGGAACTTTATATCGTTATTGACGATTTCAATTTGATCACTAACACCAGTGTTCATTGTTAGTGTTTGTTCTATGTGGGCTCTTGATAAGAAGCCAAAGATTCCCATGCTTGTTATCAGCATGAGAACCACTATTGCTATTGTGAGATATGACTTGATTAGAAACGGCGTTTGTTTCCAGTTATTGTATAGCCATGATACTGCGACGAGTTTGCCAAATTCAAGTGAAGTGCCCATAATGACCACAGGCCAAAATGCTCCTGCAAAGATAGCAGTAAGACCTATGATTGAATAATAAGCGGCAACGCCTGATATGATTAGTCCTGTTAGAAAAACCAGATAGTTTAAGAGATGTTGTTTCATCTCTTATTTATCTGTCACATCTTCATAATGGCTTGTCTACCTCTAAGCTTTTCGCGCCTCACGATAGGAGTAAGTTCATCGATGAATCCATCAATATAACTCATTTGATTGACCAAAAGAAAATCATATTCCATATTTTCAATATTTTCGATTCCACCAAGCACTACCTTATAATGAATATCGTTGAGCATCATAGTATAGAGTGAGGCATTTAGGGAATAGGTGTTGTTATCTAAACCTACAACATCGAAGCCCTCGCGCGTGAGAAGAATATTATTGATACCAGCACAGGTGCCAATATCAAGAAACTTCTTGCCTTTAAAATCATCTCGCTCATTCATAATAGTATGAAAGATGGCAGTATTGTGATCGTAAGGATCTACAGTACCATTATAGATGTAAGTCGGAACACGAACTCCATCAATCTCTAACACATCACGACTTTGCCAGATGAGTCGATCATCCTCATTATAGTATTGACTATTGTGCTTTTTAATTTCGTCTATCGTCATGAAAAGAAATCCTCTAGTGAACTGACCTGCTCAGTCTTCCAACCAATACTATCAAGAATGATCTTCAATGGTTCCACAAAAGACTTCTCAAATTGTGTATCATAGTCAATGTACTCTTTCAATTCAAATTCATCTGGCAGCGATTGCGGGAAAGCAATCACATTCGAATGAAGATGATTCGGTTCTTTCAGGAATAGGAACTTGATCTTCTCGCCTTCTTTGATAAGAGGCAACTTCTTGTCGAGATTATTAATAACGACAAAAGCATTATACAGCAACGAACCCCTCACATGAATTGGGCAACCTTTGCCATACACCATGTTCACATCTGAAAACTTTGCGAGACCATTCACGCCACGAGGGAATGAAATGTCAGCAACATTTTGATGACGGAACTCTTGACGCCATGTTTCAACCATACTGATCATATCATCCTCAGTCTTGTTGAGAACAACATCGATTGCTTCCCAAAGGATCTTGCGGCAATAAGATGGAGTAGAAGACTTGATCATTTCAAGACCCATGATCTTTACCTTAGGATGCGTATACTCAACACCTTCGTTATTATAGACGTTTAGGATGTAACGCTTCTTGGCTGTCCAAATACCCTTGTCGGCCAAAGCTTCACGCTTCATCTGCATCTTCTGTTCGTATGCGTTTACATACTCAGCAAGCTCAGAATAAGCCTTGTCAATAAACGGTTGAATCCGATCTTCACACGCCTTGTCCATGAAGGTGATGATTTCTCTTGTAGTTGCATTCGGCTTCTGCTTAATAATAGTTTCACACACCAGTTTGTCAAGAGATAGGTAAATCGAGTCTGTATCCGATGCAATGACATAATCGTGATCCTTTGTTTTGAGTAGCTTGTTCAGATACTCGTTAATTTTGTTTTCTATCCATCTAATAGAAAGTTGACCGGCCGTGGTAATACCCGAGGCCTGTCTAACGTCAAAGTACCTGAAATATTGGTTGCCAAGAGCGCCGTAAGCCGAATTGAGCGAAACTTTCTTCGCAAGTTGGAGATTGTTATATCGTGCAATGCGCTTTTCAATCTCATAGCGTTTTGATGGGTCGGTCTCTTTCTCAAGTTCTTTCTTAGCCGTAATAGCCTTCTTCTTGTACGCAGAGCGGTCATTGTACATTGTCTCCATAATTTCAGGCAAGAACCCATGGCGTTCTTTTGTGAAGAACTGGCCATTGGGAGTTAAGGTGCAATTAAATGTTGCCAAGCTGCCAAGCTCAACATTGCGAGATAATAGGCTGTCAACATCCACGCGATTACGCAAAATATTTCTTTGAGCATCATTATATTTTTCCGGTTCAATAATAGTATCTGGGCTGATATTGTACTGCATGATCAAATGCGGATACAGACTGTTCAAGTCGAATGAAGCAACCCACTTGTGAATGCCAAGGATTGGATCCTTGACGAATGCGCCAACATATGCTTCATCCTTATGGTGCTTGATGATAGGATCAACCACGATGTTCTTCTTACGAAGATGATTATAGACGATAGCATCCCACATACGCACCTGAGAGAATGCGTCCATGTAGTTTGTCTTGGAATCATACGCAAGGGTTAGAACAAGCTCAATCAGCTTAATCTTATCGTCAATCTTCTCAACAAGCTCAACGTCCTTGATGTTATACTCAATGAATAACTGATAGTTGTCTTTGTAGAGAGTATGAAGATTACCATACTCTTCATACGAAAGCTTACGCTCACCAACTTCTACATTGGCAATAGCATCAAGCTTATATGATTCCTGAGACTGACCACCAGGAGCAAACTTCTTATACATTGCGAGATAGTCCAGAATAGCAATACCCATTAGATCATAGGCTTGTTCTTCTGCGCCATTATATCCACGGATCTTACGCTCATTCACAATCATCCAAGGAGACAGACGCTTTGTTGCGTCTTCACCAAGGACATTACGAATACGATTGACAAGATAGGGAATATCGAAACGCTCAACATTCCAACCAGTAATGATATCTGGATAGTTTTCAGACCACTCATCAATGAACCGCTTGATTAGATCGATTTCATTACGACACTGAATATACCAAACATCATCGCGCTTGTTATCAAACTTGCCACAACCCAGGACAATAAACTTGCCTTGATTGTTCTTGAATGTGATAGCAGTGATAGGCTCACTGGCCTGACCAGGCTCAGGGAATCCATTCTCGGATCCAACCTCGATATCGATATTGGTAACATTGATATGACTTAGATCCCAGTCCACATCATCGCTGAAATGGTCTGCGATGAAAGCATACTCATACTTTTGATTGCCATAGATTTTGAAGTTCTGTACATCTTTGTACGTTTCAACAAAGTCTTTTGTTTCGCGGATGTTGCCTGGCTTCATTTCAGCCATAGCTTCACCAGAAACGGAAGAAAACCCCGTATGCTCTTTTGCTGGAACATAC